GGCGGCGAGCTGCCCGGCGAAGTCCTCACCGAGCGACAGGTTCACCGAGACCGGCACCGCAGCCGGGGGGGCGACAGGGGCCGGGTCAGCCACGGTCGCAGTGATGGGGGCCGGGGCGGGGGCCGGCTCGTTCTGGGGAAGCATCGCAGGGTTTCCCTTCGGGGGGTTGGTGTTGCTGTTGAGCCGGACGTCCTGCACCCGCGCCGAATCGAACGCAGGGAAGGGGGTCAGAGAGATCTCACGCAGCGTGGCCCGCAGCACGGTCATCACGCCGTCGTCCTCATTCAGGGAGTACTCGTGGATGTCCACACCGACCGACAGGCCATCGAGGGCGCCGTCGTCAGCCAGGACCAGGGCGTCATCACCGTCCGAGGTCCGGGCGATCTTCAGGGACGCGGTCAGACCGTCCGTCCCATCGGTCACCGACGACGCCACACCGAGCAGGCTGCCGTAGTGGTTGTACATGCACTTGACCTTCTTCACCGGGTTCGGGACCTCCACCGACCCGGTCCCGAACTGGATCTGCCGCCAGTCGCTGGTCACCTCCCCGTACGGCACCGCCATCCCCGTGATCGTGCGCGCCTCGATGTCCACCGAGAACGCAGCCTGCGCCGCCGGCACCGCGAACGTCACCCGCCCCGGAGGCGGCTCCGCAGCGAACGCCGCACGCAACGGCCTGTCGTGTCGCATCGAGGTGACCTTTCCGTCAGACGCAGCAGCCGCTGCGGCACCACTGGTTGACTGCCCCGCCACCGCACCAACCGGACGCGGCGCAAGCCCCTCCGCCTCCCGAACCTCCTCAGACGTCAACGCGTCGAGGTCGTTCATGCCCTTGTAGTACGCCACCCGGGTGATCGGATCCGGCTTCAGGTAGTCCGCGAGATCGAAGGACACCGCCTGCCCGCGACGCGTCACGTCGTCCATCGACAGCCGCGACGTCACCGCCAGCATGTACGGCGCCAGGACGTCGTTGATCCGGTCCTTCCGGCGGTCGGTGTTGTTCTGGTACGTCCGCGACGTCGTCGAGATCCCCAGGTCCTCAGGGTCCAGGCCGAGCGCGTTCGCGATGTCCAGGGCGGCGCGTTTCTGCAGGTCAGCGAGCTGCATCTCTGCCGGCGTCCACGCCTGCACCGTCTCGTACTTCAATGAGGCGGGCACGTAGGCGGTGCTGCGGGCCTGCCGGGCCGCCTTCCATTCGTCGAGGATCGCCGCGATGTCGTCGTCCTCGGCCGGATCCGCGCCGTCCGAAGGCGTGAAATAGTCCTGCGCCCGCGGCGACTCGGCGTACAACTCGGCGGCCATCTCCAACTTCGCGGCCCGCCGGATCGCCCGCCGCGCCGCGGTGAGCAGCGGCGGATTCGGCGAATCGAACCGGATCATCGTGGCGCCGTCGACCGGCAACCCGTCCACCCACACCGCAGAGTCAGGGTCGAGACCGGACGGCAGAGCCCGCACATCCACACCCGGCGGCGGGTTGAGACTCACCCTCTGTGACGACACATGCTCGGCGTTGCTCGGGAACCCCAACACCCCGACCGGCGCAGGCTCACGCGCCGTCACCCGCCACCACGCCACCGCATCCATCAACAAATCCTCAACGGTCATCGCCAGCGTGACGACGTTCGCGGTCTGCGGGTCGATCTGCCGCAACAGGCCGGTCTCGACCCGGCTCCGCACGGCGTCCACCGTCACCAACGGCAGCGTCGCGATGGCGCAGATCAGGTTCCGGCCCCGCAACACCGCCGGGACCTGCAACGCAACGTCACGGTTCACCGTCCCGAACTGCCGGCCAGCCACCGCCGACAACAACGAATCATGGATCTGCGCACTGAACGTGACGACCCGGTCCGGCTCCACAGCCCGCGCGACCGCATGCCTGTCCGCCGCCGCACGCACCAGACGCCACCGCTCACGAAGCCCCACCACGCCCACCCCCTCCCGTGATCAGTCGCTGCCGGCCAACACTCGGCATGGTCCGCACCAGATGCACCGCACCCGCCGCCGCATACGCACCGTCACAATGACCCTCACCGCGGCGCGTGAAACGCCACCTGTCACCCGACCAAAGCCGTTGCGCCCCAGTCACATGCGCGTCCAACAACGGATCATCCGACTGGGCGACCTGCCCCGCCGTCACCGCAGACGCAAACCCCATGCACACAGACGGCGTCTCAGCCTTGATCGGCTCCACCTTCACGCCAGGCGGCGGCCAGCCAGCCGCACGCCGCTCCACCATCTCCGCCGTGAACGCCGCCGCAGGCCCCGAAGGGAACCAACCCAGCACCCGAGGCCGCACCAGCCCCACCAACCCCGGCAGATCCCGCGCCAACTCAGCCATGCACGCAGGACCAGACCACGCCCGCACCACCTCCACACGCGCACGCCCATCCGGCAACACCCCAGCCACCACCAACGTCGCGTGCTGCTCATCCGTCGACACATCCAGCACCGCCGCCAGGCGGCCACGCACCGCGTCCAACGTCCCAGGATCCGAACACCCAGCCCACGCCGCCGCAGAGATCGGATTCCCAGACCCGGCCGGCTCCGGCGCCTCCCAGCCCAAGAACTCGCCGCCGAACCGCAGCGGCGACATCGTCCCCCGCATCGACCGGATGAACTCCGCCGACGTCAGCACACCCAACATCGGGTTCGCCTCCGCCCACCGGTCCTCGTCGTCCAACGCGCACCCGACCGCGCCCAGCTCGTGCGTGCACCCGGCCCGCGCGCAGCCCGGGTCAGCCCACGACCCGCGCGCCCACCAACCCACCCACGACAACGACGGGTCACCGGCCACAGCCCGGGCCCGCAGGCGCCGCAGATACGCCGACTCCGCCAACGCCGCCGACGACCCGTAGTAGGCGCGGGACGTCCCCCGCATCGACCTGGTAGCCAGCATCGGCAGCATCGCCGCAGCCTGATCGTCCGTGAAGTACAACGCCTCATCGACGACCACCGTCGACCCGGAGATGCCACGGCCACGCCGACCCGACCGAGCGCGGAAATCCAGCTGCCCACCATTCACGAACGACACACCCTCACCGCCGTTCTCGTACGACGGTCGGCGCACCCGGCGCCTCAGCCAATCACAGTTCCCGATCAGGCCCGGGTCGTCATCCGCGGTGCCGGCAAGATCCGCGAACGCCTTGTTCGACGTGTCCAGCAGGTGAGCCGTCCACACGAAATGGTCCGGGTCCGTCAGCACCGACCACAGGATGATCGGCAGCAGCACCCCGCCGCTCTTCCCGTTCTGCCGGGGCATCTCGATCCCGGCCTCGACCGACAGGAACCGGCCCCGGACGTCGTGCGCGGTCAGCACGTCCACCGCCGCGTACTGCTCCGGCAGCAACGGCCGGCCCAGATTCTCGGCCAACTCCGCCACGTCGTCCGCGTACGACCCGACCCGACCCGCAGGCTCCGCCACGCACGCCGGAGGCGCCCCGAGCACCGTGCTCACGCCGACCCCATCGACGCCCGGCGCCGCTCCGCCAGGTCATCGACGAAGTCCGGCTCCGGCGGCACCCCATCCAACGCCGACGCCATCGCCGCCTCCAGCTGCTTCAGCAACGTCGACACCGCGGCACCCGACGCGCCCTCAGCCTCACGGGCCAGCCGCACCGCCACCTGCCCCCGCCACGACTCGCCCCGCCCCGCACGCTCCAGCTCGGCCCGCACGGCCGTCTCCAGCTCGCCAGGAGCCCGCACCACGCCCGTAGGCGGGCCGCTCGACGCCCCAGAGTCCGGCCGCACACGCGACGGACGGCAGTCGAAGCAGTAGCTCCGCCTCGTCCCACGCGGCGGACGGAACTGCCGCTTGCACTCCGGACACCTCTTGCGATCCGACACGCACAGTCACCGCCCGCCCCATCCACTAATCGGCGCCAAGCGGGTTGACCCCCCGATAGCAGGGGCCGCTAGCACGCGCTAGCGCGGTGCTAGCACCAGCAAGCGCTCACCGTGCGTGACGTGACACCATCACTGTGCGTGTCGGGGGGATACAGAGAGTCAGGT